CTTCGGAAAGGAGGTAGGCCAATGGCACGGTTTGCAATTGACGCACCGGAACGCGAAAGCATCCGGGGCGGTCTGCTGTCCGTGGCACGGGTGGTTGATGCACCACGGGAGGCCCTATACCTCGGGGTGAAGCACCTTCAGGGCGACAACAGCCCGCCCGTGCCAATCCCGGCGGAAGGCGTCGATAAGGACTTCGACATTTTCGAGGATGCAGTCGAGTCCGAGCCGTTCACCCTCTACAAGGGCATCGAGTATTCGATCCTGCTGGGTGATGAGGCGGAGGTGGCGAAGCTGTTCGCGGCAGGGGAGTCCTACGGCGTTGAAAAGGCGCTGCAGGCCGGGCCGCTGAACGATCTGGCGGTGGACCTGACTCCGACGCCGGGAACCCCGGTCACCAACATCAAGTACGCCATCGGGCTGCTGGAGCAGTACGCCGCGGACAACTACGGTGCGCTGCCCCTGATGCACGGCAACAGGGTTGCGGTCGCTTTGATGAGCGACTTCCTGACGGATAGCGGCAGCTTCAAGCTGCACACCAAACAGGGAACACCCATTGCCCACGGCGGAGGCTATGGCCCGGACGGGCCGGACGCCGTCACCGCTGGCGCTGGCGAGGCGTGGCTTTACATCTCGGGCGGGGTGACGATCCTGCGCGGCCCGCTGGATGTGTACCCGGCCTCGGACCTGAAAGCCAACCGTGGCCTCGCGTTGGCGGAACGTACCTACGTTCCCGTCGTGGATAGTTTCGTAGCGGCGATCCTCGTCGGAATCTAAGGAGAAACTGAAATGGCAGCAAGAGTGAAACTGACCGAGGATCAGTCCTTTGTTCGGGGCCGGTCAACCAAGGTCGCCAAGAGCCTTGTCCAGCGCGCGAAGGATGCAGGACTGGAAGGTTCGATCATCACCACCGCGTTCGGCTACATCGCCCCGACCTCGATCCTCACGGACAAGGAAAGGGCGTCGGACGACTTCTCTAACGTCCTCCCCGATGGCACTGCCGTCGCCGAAACCGAGGAAGGCGGAGAGTCGGAGGAAGAGGCCGGGGGCGAGAACCCCGAGGCTCCTGCCGACGAACCGCCCGCTGAGCCGGAACCTCCGGCTGAGCCGCCTGCCGAACCGGAAGAACCGGAAGAGGCACCACCAGCACCCGAGGCTCCCCCGGCTGAGGGGCCGGGAGCCTCGGGGTCGTTCGATCCGTCCACGAAGACGGTTGAGGAAGTTATCAACTACCTCAACACGGCGGACGCGGCGGAAAAGGGTCGTGTCATTGCGGTCGAGCGCAGTGGCAAGAACCGCAAGACCATCACCGACACCGAGGGAGCGTAAGTAAATGGGACTGTCGAGGAACACTTCGTACCTCCGCGGTCGTCGGATGCGGGCAACCGTTCTCGACGCATCGGGGGCACCCGTCTACGGTGAGGACTCCGTCGTCACCACGAAGGGTTACATCACCGTCGCCTACACCACGACGTCGGAGGAAGGTGAGGGCATCACCGTCACCAACGCCGCAGGTGAGGCGTGCGTCTCGGAGGCTGCCACGCCATCGCAGACCGGCTACGGCGTGGAGGCGACCTTCTGTGAGGTTGACTTCCGGCTGTTCGAGATTCTCACCGGACAGTCGGTGCTGCTGGATGACGATGACTACGCCATCGGCATCACCGAGCGCACTGACGTTGACCTCTCCACGGTGAACTTCGCGCTGGAGCTTTGGCTCGGCTCGAAGAACAGCGGGGAGTGGGGCTACGTGCTCACTCCGTTCCTGCGCGGTGGCATCATCGGCGACATCACCATCGAAAACGCAGCGATCACCTTCACGATCACCGGCATGACCACGCGCGGCGGCTCCGGCTGGGGTTCCGGCCCCTACGCGGTGCAGACCGTCGGAGGCGTTGCCGCAGTCCTGAAGGACCCGGTCACCGCCACCGAACACCGCCGCTGGCTCACCGTGGACGTGGCACCGCCGGATGTTTGGGAAGGCAGCACCCCGCTGCTCGACCCGAGCGACCCGGCGATCACCAACCTCACCACAACCCCGACCGGGCTGTCGGTGCAGATTGTGCCGGTTCCCGCTGGCACCGAGCCGGTGTTCTACCAGTTCGGCGACGGCGAATGGGACTACGCAGAGACGGGCACGTACACCCACGTCTACGACAGCGCAGGCACGTACACCATCACGGCGAAGCGCGGTCTGTCGACCTACTCGGAGCCGGTCACGGTCGCGTAGTGAAATGCCAATGGCGGGTGTGCTGTTCTGATCCAGCGCACCCGCCATTGCCTTTTCCGGACCAAGCAAGGGGCACAGCATGGACTACCTGAACCCGGAGGAGCCGGAATGGCCGGTCACCCAGCCGTTCGGAATGAACCCCGGAGGCTACAACCCGAGCGGCGGGCACACCGGCAGGGACAAGGGAACGCCGATCGGTCGGCCCCTGCGTGCCCCCGGTGACGGCGTCATCACGCTCGCCGGTAACGCCGGTCCATGGCACTCGAACATCTACTGGCTGGAGGGTAGTTTCGCTGGCTTGTCCGTGGTGCTGGACTGCGGCCCCTACGCCTTCACCCTGAATCACTTGTCCGAAGTGCTGGTGTCCGTGAATCAGCGCGTCAGCAGGGGCGACATCATCGCCCGCTCGGGCAACTCCGGCGGAGCGACCTCCGGCCCGCACCACCACTTCGAGGTCATGCCGGATAAGTGGAACTTCCAGAACGGCACCTACGGGCGAATCAACCCAGACACCGTGTGCAAGAGCAACTGGAGCGGTGAGCCGGTCGTGCCCGCTGCGCCGAATCAGCGCCGCAACGGCCCGCAGGAAACCATGCAGCGCATCGAACCCAAGGTTGACGGGAAGGTGTGGGGTGACGCGGGGTCCAACATCACCCGGATCATCCCGCCGGGGCAACTAGAAGTCTTCGAGGGCTACGTTCATGGGCAGTCCCTTACGGTAAACGGCTTCACTTCCGACATCTGGTATCAGGACAAGATCGGCTATGCGTGGTGCGGAGCCTTCGAGTCCCAGTCCACCGACGGCCTGCCGGACCTCACCCCGCGCCGGGAACTGGCCGCCAACCAGCGCCGCACCGGACCCGAGGGGGCGAAGCAGCGCGACCGCGCCCACCGCGCCGGGAATGTCGTGCGTGAAATCCCCGGCGGGCAGGTGGAGGTGTTCACCGGCTATGTGCACGGCGAGCCGGTCACCCTCAACGGCCTCAGCAGCGACCTTTGGTACGTGGACGCGAAGGGCTACGCATGGGCCGGAGCCTTCGAGTCGCAGGACGTGGTGGGGCTGCCTGACCTGACCGTGCCCCCTCCGCCTTCTGCCGTCACCCCGCCCCCTCCGGCAGTGGGCTTCCCGCACCTGAACGGCATCGACGTTGCGGTGTATCAGGAGAGCGCTGCACTGAATACGCTGGGGGCGGACTTCATTTTCATCAAGGCATCCGAGGGCGGTGCGGACTGGGCGGACAAGGCGCTGGCGTCCAATGTCACCGAAGCCCGGCTGAGCGGGAAGCCGGTAGGGTTCTATCACTTCGCCCGCCCGATGCTCACGCCCTCAAACACCGCTGCCGAGGAGGCCCGGTCCTTCCTGAACGTCATCGCCCCTTACCTGCAGGACGGGGACCTGTTGGCGCTGGATTGGGAAGCGGAGAACCAGCACCGCACCGACTGGGCGGAAGAATGGCTGGATATTGTCGGCGCCGCCACCGAAGCCCTCCCGCTGATCTACCTGAACGCCGAGGCGATCAACGCACACGACTGGACGCAGGTTGAGAAGCGGTATCCGCTCTGGTTCGCGGCCTATGGGGCAAACGAGGTGCAGGAGGGCTTCCGTCCCCGCCCGGCACAGGAAGCACAGGTGACATGGGAGGCGGGGGTGCTGATGTGGCAGTACGCATCCCGCGGCAGGCTCACCGGCTACGACGGGGACCTCGACCTGAACGTCTTTTACGGGGACGCGCTGTTGTGGAGGGACCTTGGCGCACAGGGTCCGCTTACCGAACCGGAACCCAACCCTCCGGTGGTCACACCACCACCGCCGATCACGGATGATAAGGATGACTCACTCACGGAGTTCTCGGAATGGCTGATCCAAGAGTTCAGGAACCGGAAAAGGGAATGAAAGTCATCACACTTACCGTCGCCGCCTGCGTAGCCTTTGCTGTGATCGGTGTCACGGCGCTGGCTGTGATGCTTCTCGCTGATGCGACGACTGTTGTGTTGGAAATGGTCACGCGGACGATGGAGGTACTGAGATGATCTGGCCCATTCTCTGGCCGGGCGGGGAGCCACCGGAAGGCGCGGACCCGGACATGGTGACCCGTGCGGAAATCCTCGCCGGACAGACGCTGCGCATGCTCACCCTCAACCGCGTTGGCGGGGAACCGATTACGGTGATGCCGTGCGCGCGCACCTGCCGGAATCCGCGCTTTAGCACCACGCTGTTCTTCCATCCGGTCCTGCTGGAGTCCGGGGCTTACGCCAACTGCTTCTGCGGCAGCGATTGCCGCTGCAGCTGCGCTCCGACGGTGCTCCTCACCGGGCCGGTTGGGCGGATCGACGAGGTGAAGGTCGACGGCGTGGTGCTGCCGGAGGATGCGTACCACGTTGAGGACGGTAACCAACTGGTCCGCCTCGACGGTGAGGGCTGGCCCGCCTGCTCCGGCTCCAACTTCACGGTCACCTACCTGAACGGGCATGAAGTTGATGCGCTCGGCGAGTACGTCGGTGGCCTGCTGGCGGTCGAGTACCTCTTGGCGATGACCTCCTCGAAGAAATGCCGCCTTCCGGCCAACGTCACCACCGTCACCCGGCAGGGAATCTCCATGGAACTGTCGACCGGCATGTTCCCTGATGGAACCACGGGCATCAAGGAAGTGGATACCTACGTGTGGCAGTGGAATCCCTATGGGATGCGCACCCGGCCCGAGGTCTACTCGCCCGACATCCCGCGCCCGCGCTCGGTGACATGGAAGGCGACACCGTGACGCTTCGGGAAATGCTGGCGATCCTGCTGGAGGAACTCAGCGCGGGACTGGAGACGGCGGAAATGCTGGACTCGATGTGCGCGGTCACCGCATATCCCGGCAATGCCGTTCCGATCGACTACATCGGTACGGACGGGTCGTGCGGGGCGATGGCTTGGGTCCGGCACGTCACCTCCTATCCGAGTATCCGATTCCCGGCGGCGGACGCATCGCTGGAAAGCTGCCATGCAACGCTGGCGCACTCCATTGAGGTTGGTATCGCGCGCCCCGCCCCCATCCCTGATTCGGATGGGTCGACAGTGGAACTGCCCGATGATTTGGCGCACCTGAACGTCTCCTTCGATCTGGCCGACGACATGATCCTGATGAAGGACGCCATCGCACGCGCTGCAAAGACGATCGACTTCGTCATCCTTGGCAGTTACACCCCGGTTGGACCCGAAGGCGGTGCCGTGGGCGGAACGTGGACAGTCACCGTGGGAGATGACGAGGATGGCTGAGTTCCGCCATATCCGCATCCACATAAATGACCCGGCGGTGCAGTCGTACATCCGTGCGGGAGGTGAGGTCAACGACCTGCTGAACGACCTCGCGAAGGACATGAGAAGGTTCTCCTACCTCTACATCTTGGGCGGGCACGTTCGTTCCGGGCGTCTGCTGGACGGCCTGAACTGGCGGCATGCCATCGACACCGGGCCGCTGCAGGCACAGTCGCGCGTATCCTCTTCGGCCAAGCACACGCGGTATTTCATGTATCCCACCGGCCCGATCATCACGCCGCACGGGCCATACATGCTGGTGCCCAAGTACCGCACCGCGATACACCACTCACCGGCAACGAAGGGTGCCGGTTCGGAACTGTTCATGGCATGGAACGCTGCGGGCAGGCCGCACAAGAAGTCATTCCGGCGGCGCACGGAGGTTCAGGGCTATCGCGGCCATCCATTCCTTGCGCTTGCCAAGCGTGAGGCGTTCGCAAAGCGCGGATTGTGGCTCAGATAATGTGGGGCTATCGGGCGACCGATAGCCAAAAGGAGACACCAATGCAGGAGACAACACTATGAAAGAGTTCGTTACCGCCGCGAAGGAGACACTGGGGGAGGTCGACGAGGAATCGAAGATCACCTTCATGCACGACGGGCGTGAAATCACTTTCTTCGAGCCTTCAACCGGGCAGCAGGCCATCATGCTCTCCATGGGCGGGCGCAACATGGACGTGAGGGCTATGGGCACATTCATCCAGCTGTTCTTCGAGATGGCGGACGACGATACCGCTCGCTACCTTCAAGGCCGCCTACTGGACCGCAATGACACCTTCGATGTCACCGGCGATGGGGGCATGTTCGACCTATTCGAGGCCCTCACCGAGGAGTGGTCGGCCCGCCCTACCCGGTCGCAGTCCGACTCGCCGAAACCGCGACGGGCAACTGGGCGCGCATCGACGGGGACTGCTCGGGCAAAGGCGTCAACATCCTCGGCCTCCCGTTCTCGCGCTTCCTCTCCGTAGTTTTCGTTTGGGTGCTGGAGCACCTGTCCCACGACGACCAGCAGAAATGGCTGGAAGAACTGGAACGGCCCCTCCCGGGTCACCCCGACAAGTTCGGCGGGGAAGATGAAATCGAACAACTGAAGTACCTGTAGCAAGGAAGTGGGTTGGTCGCCGTGGGAATAGGACGCGAAGTAGCGGATGCCTACATCGACGTACACGGCGACCTTTCCAAGTTTCGTAATGACCTCAACGACCTCTCCGGGGCCGAGGCGGCGGCGATCAAGAACGCCGACAAGTTCTCCAAGGCATGGGCCGACCGCATCTCGCAGGACGTGAGCGGCAAGTGGGCCTCCATCGTCGATGCGATGTACTCCGACAAGAAGATCGACTGGGATCGGCTGCTGGGGGAGTTCGACGCCAAGGGGTTCGATGACCTGCAGGCCAAGGTCGATGAGTTTCTGGAGAAGATGCGCAAGGGCGGCAAGCTCGTTGGGCAGCAGTACGAGGATGCCAAGAAGGCGCTGGACGGCCAGATCGAAAGCCTGCGGGAACAGGAGAAGTTGCTCCAGCGGCAGGAGCAGGAGGCCCGCGGCTTCGGCATGGCTCTCGATGCCAACACGAAGTTCCTTGAGCGGATGAGCAAGGAGAACGAGCGCTGGGCGCGCACCTTCGAGGGCATGACCAAGAACAACCGCCTCGCGGACATGAAGCGGGACTTCGAGGGCATTGCCAGCGCCATGAGCAGCGCGGACTGGTCCAAGTTCGTCAAGGGTTTTGACAGCCTGCAGGATGCCTCCCGTCGCATCCGGGAAATCAATGCGCTCATGCACGAACAGGGCCGCATCACTGACGAGCAGGCCGCTCGGGTGCAGGCCAGCTTCGACGCCTACATTCAGGCGGAGAACGAAAAGTCCAAGGCCATGCGGGAGGCGCTGGAGGAAACCAAGCGCCTAAAGGAGGCGCAGGACAAGTACAACAAGTCCCTCGACGGCATGGTGCGCAGCGGCAATATGGCGCGCATGGAGCGGGACTTCCGAATGCTGTCGGATGCGATCGCTACCGGGGACTGGTCCAACCTTGCCCGAGGAAACCGGGACTTCGAGGAGATGCGCTTCCGCATCATGCGCACCGCCGACGAAATGCGCCGGATGGGCCGCATGTCCGACGCCGAATTGCGGATGATTTCCCGGCGCATCGACGAGGCCGGGCAGAATATGCGCGCGTTCAACATCCAGTTCGAGCGCGCCAACGACAACGCCTCCCGGCTGAGATTCAACCTCTCCGGCCTCAGCGGGGCATTCTCCCGGCTCAACAGGATCACCACCGGGTTCCGCCAGCACATCATGAGCCTCGGCGGGTTGAACGTGTTCGGGGACATGATCCGGCAGGGACTGGACTTCGTCCACAACATGGACCGGGTCGCCCTCTCCCTCTCCAAGAACACCATGCTGTTCTCCACCATGGCGGCGGTTGGCGTGTCTGCGGTGGGGTCGCTGGTAACCATTGCAGCGGACCTTGGCGATGTCCTCGGTGGCCTCGCCGTACTGGCCCCCGCCTACTTCACCGGCCTCGCCATCAGCATCGGCGTGTTCGCAGCGGCGATGCAGGATGCCGAAACGGTGCTGAAGGACCTAAAGCCGGAGATGGAGAGATTGCAGGACGCCATCAGCGCGGACTTCTGGAGGGAGGCGGCGCAGCCGATCCGTGATGTGGTCAAGTACCTGATGCCCATTCTGGTGAACAAGCAGGGCACCTCCACGGCTTCCTCCCTTGGAAGGCTGGTCGGCAAAATTGCCAAGGCCTTCAATGAGATTCCGGCTGAAGACATTGCGACAATGTTCGACCGCATGAACCGTGCCATCGACATCCTCGGGGACGCCGTGGCCCCGCTGATCCGTGCCATGAACAACCTCGGCAAGGCCGGGTCCAAGACTTTTGAGCGGTTCGCCAAGTGGATTGTGGAGCTTTCCAACCAGTTCGATGCGTTCATTCAGAAGGCGGCGGACAACGGCGACCTCGACCGCTGGATCGAGAACGCCATTGAGGGCATGAAGAACATCGGTCGGGCAATCGACGGGGCCATCGGCATCTTCAACGCCCTCAACACCGCCGCGGAACGGGCTGGCTTCGGTGGCCTGCGCACCTTCGCAGACGGCCTGCAGAACCTCGCCGCAGCGATGCAGACCACGGCAGCCCAGCAAACGCTGACCAACTACTTTGAAGCTGCGCGCATTTTCGCTGTGAAGCTTTGGGAGGCCATCAAGAAACTGGGTCCGGCCTTCGAGTCCTTCGCGCCGACGGCGGTGGTGGCTATGGGTCAGGTTGGTGACGCCGTCGCCAAGGTCATCGGCTACGTCGGTCAAATCTTCAGCAACCCCACATTTCAGGAGGGGGTTGCCAACTTCACGGTGAGCCTGAACAACGCGATCGGCAAGCTGGAACCGGCCATCAAGCCCTTCGCTGACTCCCTTGGTTCAGCGCTGACGCTGCTGGGCAAGATCGCCGAGGCCGTCGCCACAGTCGCAGCCACCTTTGTTATTGAGTGGGGTCCAGTGCTGGACAGTATGTCGGCGAAGTTTGGTGCCCTGATTGAACCGCTGAAAACCACCATCACCAATGCCATCACGGAACTGAAGCCGGTCATCGAAGGGGTGGACAAGAACATCGTCGGCCCGCTGGTCCAGCACATTACGGGTGAGGGCGGTCTGCTTGCGGCCTTCAACGACCTCATCAAGAAGGTCGGTGGTGAGGATGGCGTTGGTGCTGCATTGACGAAGAACCTTGGTTCGCTAATTGAGCCGCTGGTCGGGCCGGAGGGTGCGCTGACCGGGCTAGTGAAGCTTGCCGGGGAACTGGTGGGGCCGATCAAGGACCTCGTTGGCTTCCTCACCCCCTCGTTCGCGGCAGCGCTAAGGCTTATCGGTGAGGGCTTCACCGAGATGGCCAATGGCATCAAGGTGCTGAAGGGTGAACTGCCCATCGGCGAACTGAGGATTTTCAAGCAGTTCAGCGAGGAGAACATCCGCAGGCAGATCGAGGAGGATGCAGCCCCTCCGGGGACGTGGGGCGACATCATGGCCGAGTTCCTGATGGGGAACGTCCAGAAGGCCATTGGCGATGCGGCTGGCAAGTTCTGGGAGGAAACACTCAAGCCGCTATGGGACGGGTTCATCGGGAACACGGTCGACTTCTTCACCGGCAAGAACCCGAAGGCCGAGGAGATAAACAGGAACGTCAACTCCTTCCTTGACGAGAATGTGTGGAAGCCGATCGGGGACTTCTTCAAGAACCTCGACTGGGGTCAGGTCGTGGAGGACCTGTGGTCCGGCTTCCTGTTCGCGCTCACCGGCAAGGACCTGAAGAAGTGGGAGGAAATCACCGCTGGTTTCACGGGCTGGGTTGAGGATGTGAAGCGCTTCTTCGGCATCGCATCCCCCTCCACCCTGATGAAGGGGTATGGCCAAGACGTCATGCAGGGCTTCCACGACGGCATTGATACGGTCGGGAAGACACTGGGAACGCTGTGGGATGGGTTCAAGACCACCATCACCACCAAGGCTGAGGAAATCAAGACTGGCGTCACCACGTGGGCCGGTGAAGTGAAGACCAATTGGGATAACTTCTGGGGCGGCGCTGGGACGAACCTCAAGAACACGTGGGAAGGCTTCACCAATACGGTCGGGACCAAGGCCGGAGAGATTAAGAGCGGCATCACGACGTGGGCCGGGGATGTCGGCAACGGCTGGAATGGCTTCTGGGGTGACGTGGGCACCAACCTGAACAACGCTTGGGAGGGCTTCACCGGCACCGTCTCCGAGAAGGCTGGCGAAATCAAGACCAACGTCAGCAGCTTCGGCACCGACGTAAAGAACAACTGGGACGGGTTCTGGGGTGATGTCGGGGGGTCTCTCAGCGAGAACTGGCGACAGTTCACCGGAACGGTTGAGGACAAGTCCGGTGACATCAAGGGTGATGTTGCCAGTATGGGCACGGACATGAAGGGCAATACGCAGGACGCCATGCAGACAATGTGGCGGTACTTGTCCGGCTCGTTCATGGACTTCGTGAACATGGTGAGTGCTCGCTCCGGCGACATCGTTGGCTGGGTGGGGACGCTGCCCGGTCGGATCGGCAACGCGCTGTCGGGACTCGGCGGTATGCTGCGGGGCGCAGGCCAAAGCATCATGCAGGGCTTCCTGAACGGCCTCACCAGCATGTGGGGCAGCATCACCAGTTTCGTAGGCAACATCGCTGACTGGATCAGGGACAACAAGGGTCCGTTGGACTACGACCGCACACTGCTGGAGCCTGCCGGTCAGGCGATCATGGTCGGCCTGCAGCGCGGTCTGGAATCCCGTATGGACCCACTGCTGAACACCCTGCAGGCAATCACGGACGTAGTGACGAGCACCGTCACGGCGGACCTGTCCAAGTCCAAGATGTACGTCGCTGGTGCTGATGCAGCGCTGGGACTCGCCGACGGACTGAAGGCCAACCGCTCCGCCGTGCACAGTGCGCTCGGAACCCTCGGAGCCTTCTCCACGCCTTCCCCGACGGTTACGGTCGGTGGCAGTTTTGGCGCGGCAGTGTCGGGCGTTGCCACCACAGTCGGAGGCAAGAGCCTGACAATAGCGGAAGGGGCCATCAGCATCACCACACCAACCAAGGACCCGGAACTGGTGGCGGCCAAGGTCATCGACAGTTTTGCCAACTTCTCCAACTTCTAAGGGGCAGTCATGTTTGACGGGTACATGAGCGTCGGGGGCGTTGAGGTTCTGAACGTCGCCCGGGCACACGCCTACGCCTCCGAGCACTTGCCCGGCCTCACCGTTCAGTGCAACCATCCCACTCTGCGCGAAGGGCTGGGGCATTCCGTCTACACCAACCCGCGCGACGACGGTGCTCCGTGGTTTCAGGGCACCCGTGTTGCCGGTGAGCGCTTCTACGGGTTGTTCCCGTTGGGGGTGCAGGGGGCTGATGACTCCACTCGGGGCATGAAGGTGACGGAACTGATCGGGGACGGCGCAGTACATACCCTGCCCCGGCATGGCTCCCGGGAAATCCGGGTGACTGCCGTGGCGCTGGCTGCCGACGACGAGGGGCTTGCCGAGGGGCTGGCGTGGCTGCGCGACGTGCTCGCGGGGGAGGGCTGTTCGGACCCGTCGGAACTGGGCTGCCTTGGCAAGGATGTCGTGATGTACTCCGCACTCCCCGAGGACCTTGTGGAGGAAGCCACCTTCCGGCGCATCTTCTATCAGGCAGAGGTCACCGAAGGCCCGCTGGTGACCACCGTCTACCCCTCCAAGGTGGCCTCCGTGGTGGAGGTTGAGTTCACGCTTACGGTTGGTGTGCCGTGGGCCTTCACGCCATACTGGCCGGTGGCGGCGCTGGCGATGGATAACGCCCTGAACTTTCAGGACCCGGCGGAGGACTGCTCCCCGGTGAACGAGGCCTACAACAACTACATTGATGACCCATTCTTCACGGGAATCGAACGGCCTCCGCAGCCCCCGGTCATCGCACCGCCGAACGTCCTGAACATCACGTCATGGCGCAGGCTCACTGCGACGATCCCTGCGCACATCACCGAGCGCTGGGGCCGGGTCATTCCGAACGTCACCGTGGCGACGGAGAACGCGATCCAGTACCTGCGCATCCGGTTCTACCGCGAGGGGCACGGGCTGGATGGCTGTGACTACGACGGCGAGTTCCTCATCTCCTACCTGCCCTCCACGGCGGTGCTGACGCTGGATGCGGTGCGCCGCTCCGCCACGATCCGGCGCTCGGACGGGTCAGTGGTTCCGGCTGGACATTTGCTGTTCGGCTCCGACGGCAGGCCCTTCCAGTGGCCGTCCCTTGGCTGTCAGTACACCTACACGATGACCGCTGATCTGATGCCGGGTCAGGCGGGGGTCTACGTCACCTTGGATACGGCGGTGAGGGAGTAATGGCTCTGAGTTGTGTCACCCACTCTGCTTTCCTGTTCGATCGCGGCGGCAGGAAGCAGATCGGCGCACTCGGGCCGCTGAGTCGGGTGAAGTGGGAGCGGCGGCGTGATGACATCTCCGTCGGCACCGTGTGGATCGCCACCGTCAGCCCGGAGTGTGCCGAGGTGTTGGGTCTGGTGGAGACGAACCGCATGGAACTGGTGATCTTCCGCGGGAAGCGGCGCGTCTGGGAAGGGCCGATAAACCGGATCACCTACCAAGGTTCCTCGGTGGAAATCGAAGCCAAGGACATGATGTATTACGTCCAGCGGACCATCATGCGCAACGAGTATGACAACCGCTACCCGAACAACGGCTCGGTGCTGGACCGCCTAGAGCGCATCATGAACGCCGAGATGGCGCGCAAGGAGGCGCTGGACCCGTCCACCAACCTGCTGCCGCACGTCCAGTACATCCACGTCACTACGCCCGGCATCCACGAGGCCCAGACAGCCTCGCACACCCTGCCCTATGAGATGACAGTATTCCAGCACATCGACAATTACGCATGGCGGGGAGGTGTGGACTACACGGTGGTGGGCCGGTCCATCCTGTTCTTCGATGTGCACGAGCGCATCGGGCAGACGCCCATGGTCACCCGGGATGACTTCATCGGCGATCCGGTCATCACCCAGTACGGCGCGGAACTGTCGACGTATGTGGCAATGACCGATGGCAAGGGCAACTGGGGTGAGGCCGGTGGCATTGACCCCTATTACGGCGAATGGGAAATGCTGCATCAGGCATACGATGAGAACGCCGGGGAACCCGGCGAGGAACCGCCAGACCCGCCCTCGGTCGCAGAGATGACATCGCAGGCTATACGGTCACAGAAGCAGGGCCAGCGGCCCGCACTGGTGGTCCGCATTCCCGACAACACCCGGCTCAATCCCAACGGGGTGCTCACTATTGATGATCTGACGCCGGGTGTCTGGATTCCGCTGACGGCAACCCTGCCGGGTCGAACCGTAAGTCAGATGCAGAAGCTGGATAGTATGACGGTTGAGGAGACGGCGGAGGGCGGCGAGACGGTCAGGGTCGTCCTCTCCCCCGCGTACCCCGAGAGTTATGTGGAGGATGAGTAAATGACGGAGCCGATTA